CTGCCGGTTCATCCGCATCCTCCTTGATCAGCACCACGGGGAACGTGCGCTCCGCGCCGCTCGCGTCGGTCCCGCGAACGCGCGTGTCCATCTTCGACAGGGGTCCGTTCCGCGGCGGCCGCAGCAGCGCGGTGACGGTCAGCTCGATCAGCTCCCCGTCCCAGTCCCTCACCGTCACCACGTCGCCGGGCTTCATGCGTCCACCCGCGCGGCGTAGTAGCCGGTGCTCTCGGGACCGAAGCCGTTCCGGTCCGAGGCGAACAGGCCCACGGTACGGCGGCGGTCCTCGATACGGTCGTCGTTGTTCGCGATGAAGACGAGACACGTCGAGCAGAACGCCTCGGCGGTGTCGGCGTCGATGATCCCCGCGGGCCGGTTGCACTCGCGGCATTTACGGTCGGTGTCTTTCGGTAGCGCGATCAGCATCGGTCCTCCTCTACAGGTCCCAGAGCGCGTCCACGACCTCCTCGGGCGCGATCGTCAGCAGGTACTTCGTGGTCGTGGCGAGGTCGGTGTGCCCGAGCTGACGTTGGATCAGGTCGGGCCGGATGTTCTTCCGCATGGCGTCGGCCGCGTACGCGTGCCGGAGCCCGTGCGGGTGAATCCAGCGCGCGATCTTCGCGTCGCGCGCGAGCCGCGCGAAGAGCTTCCGCGCGTACGATGTCTGGAGCTGTCGGCCGGTCCCCGAGCAGAAGAGCGGGCCGGGGTCGGTCGGGAACCGCTCGGCGCGGCACTCCAGCCACGCCTTGAGGGCCGGGATCGCGTCCTGGCCCATCACCACGGTCCGCGTCTTGTCGCCCTTCCCGTGGAGGATCGAGATCGTCACCTTCGGCTCACGGGACCAGTCGATGTCGGCGGGCCGGAGCGCGAGCGCCTCGGCGATTCGCATGCCGGTCTTGTACAGGACCCACAGGAGCGCGACGTTCCGGGTGTCGATCCACGACGGGCCCATGGCGGCCGCCAGCAGGGCGCGTACCTCGTGCGGTAGCGGCGCCTGGGGCGGGAACTTCTTCAGCGGCTTGTAGTGCTTCGGGCAGAGGCCGCGGGCCTTCTCGGGCCGCTCGCAGTCCTCTTCGGTGCACACGGTGGTCGCTTTCATGTGGAGCGCGGTTCCTTCGGCCCGCAGTCGCGTCGGTGCTGGTCAGGGGCACGCGTATCCCCAAGAAACGCAAGTGGTCGCTTCCAGAGGGAAACGACCATCTCCTACACCCCGGCAAGGCCGTATCGGCCGAAAGTGCGCCATCCGGCGCAGATCAGCCCGCCGCGGTGTACGCCCGGCGGACGTGGCGGTGGCACCGGCAGACGCAGCTCCACTCCGGCCCGAGCCGCTTGGCCTGGCTCTTCTTCGAGCGCCACCACGGGCGCCGGACGCCGTACGACGCGGGCGTCGCCGACCAGTCGCCCTCGCGGCGCGGGCACCTGTCGTGCATGCCGTTCGCGCAGTGCATGAGGATCGCGGGCTTGCTCACCGGGGGTCCCCGATGTTCCGCATGTACTCCCCGGTCGTGGAGTACGGCGGCTTCTCCACGCTGTCGAGCGAGCCGAGCGCGGTCCAGAACTGGCGCCACGCGTCGATCGGAATCGTCACGGAGACGTTGTCGCCGTCCTCCTCGTTCAGCACGGCCGCGCGCGCCAGCTCCTTCGCGATGTCACGGTAGAGGCTCATCCGTCACGCCTCCTCTTGCGTAGGATCGTCAGGGCCGCCTTGACGTGCTTCACGACGGACCCTGGTAGGGCGTCGCGATCCCGGCGGTCCATCTCCACGATCTGCGCGAGCAGCGCGGAGGCTCTCTCTTCGGGTACGTCCTTCACGCTTCGCGACATCGTGGGCTCCCTCCGGTTGCGGGGTGACTTGAATCGGTCGGCGCTTCATCGGACTCCCACCTCGGCCTGGTGGAGCTTCCACTGGTCGAGCGCGTACTCCATGCCGTCCCAGTAGCCGGGGCTCGTCCAACCACAGGAGCACTCGACCCAGTCGGACATCCCCTTGGACTTCGGCCGCGGCATGTGCGTTCTCTTCTCGCTCATCGCCAGTCCTTTCCGTGAACGTCCTTCGACGTGTCGGTGCCGAACTGCCAACGCGTGCTCCGCTTGAACGAGCCGGACACGACGACCCACAGCAGCGCGAGCCACTCCTTCATGACCCACAGCCGGTCGAGCGCCCGCTCGATCATCGGAGGAACGCCACCCAGCAGATGACGAACTCGACGGCGAGCAGGGCGACGCCGATGCCGAGGATGCCGAGCACCTGTTTCCAGCCCGGCAACTCCCAGCCCGGACCGTCACAGTCGCACTGGTGGCCCCAGCCCCAGAAGAAGAACGGGGGGATCATTGGGCCCTCGCCTTCATGCGGTCCCACGCCCAGTCCTGAATCCAGCCGAAGAAGTGGATGCCCTGCGCGCACGCCCAGTAGATGAGCCTCACGCCCAGACACCCGCCTTCGCGTCGCGGACCAGGTCCACCGTCTCGCGCCAGCCGACCGCGCGCCGCGCGCGGACGCCGTCGATGTCGGCGGCCTCGTTCCACGGCTGCGAGAACAGGACGACCTTCGAGTCGGTGTTCGCGAGGATGTCCTCCACGTTGTGGATCGCGTCGTCGATGTAAATGTCCGGCGTCGGGCTCACCTGGCTCTTCCGCTGTCCGTGCGACTGGATGTTGAGTCCGGCGAGTGGCGCCTTGTCGAACATCGTCGCGAGCCACACGATCGTGTCGTGCACGGCTTGCTTCGGCCGCGCCGTGATGGCGACGACGTCACCCAGCTCGTTCAGGGCTTGGATTCCCTCGATCGCGCCACCGACGACGTGTCCGTACCGGAACAGGCCGTTGTACACGCCCTCGTCGTACAGCCACCTGAAGTCCTCGGCCGACACGGCGTTCTCAACCGCGTCCCATGTCGCCGACGGCTCGAACAGCACGGCGGGCACCAGCTCACCGCGGTCCTCGATCCGGCGGCGCAGCATGTACCGCGCCGTCCGGTCGTAGTGGTAGCAGACCCCGTCGAGGTCGAGCCCGATGATGAAGTCGATCAGGTCGATCATCCGAGCCCCCGGTTACCCGCAGCGATCCGCACCAGGTCGGCCAGCTCGTCGAGGTTCGTCGCGACGATGTCGAGGTCCGCGTCAAGCGTCGGGATGTGCCGCTCGCTCTCGTGCGTGTCGGAGCCGCCGAAGCCCGGCCTCGTGATGCGCCACACCTCGCCGCCCCGGTCGTGGATGTACTGCGCCTCGTTCGGGAACCGCACGTCGGTCACCACGACGTTGCTCGCGATGATCGCTCCGGGGTTCCACGTCGCCACCTCGTGCAGCTTCACGTCGAGCGCCGCGACGAACGCCTCGGCCCCGAACACCTGGCGGACGCCCTGCGTTCCGAGGTGCTGGAGGAACAGGCGGAAGTCCTCGGCCTCCTTTGCAGCCTCGTACCCAAGCTCCTCGATCAGGTCCGCGTACCGGACGTACGTCTGTCCGCTGAACTCGGTCCCGTCTAGCGTATCGAGCACTGCGGGCGCGTCGCCCACGTAGATGTACGGGTCGGCACCGTACGCCAACTCACGTAGCGCGTCAGCGAACGCGACCCTCGTCTCGAATCCGAACTCGGCGGCGAGGATGTTCGCGGTGCTGTCCTTGCCGCTACGTTTGAATCCTGCAAGTCCGATCAGCATTTACTCTCCTCCTATGAGCCGCAGTGGCGGCCCCCACACGTTCGGCCCGAGCACTCCGTGCACCGGCCGGTACGCAACTTCCACCTCACCGTCCGTCCACTCCGTGACGAGCACCTGCATCTCGTCGTCCTCGAACACGCGCGTACTACGCACGCGCGCGGGCGCGGGTGACTCCGGGTCCTTTGCGAACGGGTCTAGCGGTCGAGACACGGTGCCTCCTTCACATGTACTGCCCGCCAGCGGGCACCTCGAACTCCTCCATGTCGTCGTTCGACGTCGCGCGCTCCTTCATCCGCTTGAGCAGCGCAAGCGTCTCGGCGTAGTCGTCGCCGAGGATCACGACGCCGGTGACCAGCTCCTTGAGGTGCGCGAGCGACAGCCCCTCGGTGTCGCGCGCCCACCGCTCGATGTCCACCTCGTCTTCGGGCTTCACGAGCGTTCGCAGGTACATCGCGCGCGCCTTCTCGGCGGGGTGCGCGATCTTGTACCGGCGGTCGAACCGGCTGGGCCGGTTGACGATGCGGTCGCCGAGCTTCTGTGGGTAGTTCGTCGTCGCGAGGAACACGACCTTGTCCACCAGTTCGATCCCGTCGAGCAGGTTGAGAATCTTCGTCTCGTTGCTGCGGTCGAGGATCGAGTCGAGGTCCTCCATCAGGACGACGATCGGCGTGTCGGGCTGAATCTGACGGAACAGCCGGTACGCGGTGACGAACTGACCGGGGTCGCCGAAGATGAGCACGATCCCGCCACGCGCCGTGACGTCGCGCGCGATCAGCTGAAGCGTGCAGCTCTTGCCGGAGCCGGGAGGGCCCCAGAGCAGGATGCCCCGCTTGTACGGGATGTCGTGCGCGCGGAACGACGCCTCGCGCGTCCAGAACCGCTCGATCTCATCGACGACCAGCTCGTTCGGTGTGTCGGGGAACCGGAGCAGCTCGTCGTCACGCGCATCGACCGGCGAGAAGAACAGGCCCACCGGCGTCGGCGTGATGTCGTAGATGCCCGGAGGCAGCTGGTCCACGGTGGCCGAGTCGGACGTCGCTCCGAAGTACCCCTCGTTGTTCACCCAGCGGACAGGCTTGCCCATCGGTTACCACCCTTCCGCGTCGCGGTCGGCGACGAATAGCGGTGCGGTGACGGTGATGCCGTGCTCCGGCGTCACCACGGCGAGGAACTGTTGCGCGGGCTCCGGCGCGAACTGGCCGTCACTCGCGTACTCGTCGTACCCCTTCACGGACCCGTTCATGATGAAGCCCTGCGTGTACGCGGGCACGAACTGGTGGAAGTGGCCGTACAGCGCCGTCTTGAACGGACGGCCCTGCTCCTGTCGCTTCTTCGTCTTGCGCAGCGTGCCGCGCTTCACCGGCCCGATGCTGCCGATCTCCGACGTGCCGTTGAACCGCAGGTTGTCGCCGTGCTCCACGGAGAACACGCTGCCGTAGACGGCGAAGTCCACGTCGGTGCTCTCGGGGATGTCGAACGTCACGCGGTCATCGCCCTGGAACTCGCGCGCGGTGAACTTCGCGATCAACGTGTCGGCGTTGTTCTCGCTCCGCTTCTTGTGCCGAGGCTTCTTCGAGTTGCGGCCGTGGTTGCCCGGCACGGACACGACGTGCACCTTGCCGAACTCCTCGCGCAGCATCTCGATACCGGACACCATCCACGGGACGGTCACGTAAATCGACTCCAACGTCGAGCACTCGTTCGTCTCGATCAGCTCGTCGTGGATGTCGCCGGAGACGAGGTCGCCGCCGAGCACCAGCACGATTCCGTCGTACCGAACGCCCGCGAGGTAGTTGCGGGCGACGCGCACCGTGCGCGCGAAGAAACGGCGCGTGCGCATCTCGGCGATCTTCAGGTTGTACTTGTTGTAGCCGCCCAGCTCCGCGGGGTTCACGACCTCACCGGAGTGCAGGTCGGAAATCATCGACAGGAGCGTGCCGCGGTGCACCTCGTTCTTCTTCTCGACGCGCGGGAGCAGCCACTCGGGCTTCACGCGCAGCGGCTCGGACAGGACCGCGATCTGCTGGCGCGCGGCGTCGCGCTCTTCCTCGACCTCGGCCAGCTCGGCCTTCGCGCCCTTCAGCTCACGCTTCGCGGCGGTCGTCGCGGCCTGCGCGGACAGGAGCTTGCGCTCCAGCGCTGCCTCGGCCTTCGCCTCCGGCGTCTGCGCTTCCTTGCGCGAGCGCTGGGTCTTATCCAGCTCCTTGCACGCGCGGTCGTGGAACTTCTGGAGACGGTTCTTCGGCGTGAACTCCACGCCGCAACCCTCGCGCGCGCATGTGATCGAGTCTGGCATGACTTACTCCTTGTCGAGGTCGATGCCGCGCACCACATACGCGCGGCGTGTATCCACTCGCGTCGCCTCGACCGGGTAGCGTCGCCGGAGCCACTGGAGCAGCTCCTTCTCACCGGCGGGCAAGACGATGTCGGCGTTTCGTGCTTCCCGAACGACTTCGATCGGGATGATCGTAAGGTTGCCGTCCTGCGCGGTGCAGATCGGGCGGCTGTTCCGGTCCATCATGCCCTCGGCGTGCCGTAGGGCGTCGATCCACGGGTCCGCGGAGTCGGCGCGGGTCGCGCCGAGCGCGTCGAAGTCGGGGCCGGTCGGCGTGTCGTCCATGCCGAGGTACTGGCGGAATCCGAGCCAGGCGGTCCACCCGGCGTCGATGAATCCCATGGTCTGGCGGAACCGGTCCGGGAGCGACGGGTCGCCGACTTCAGCGACGCGAAACGCGGCCGGTGGGATGCCTGCAAGGTACGTCAGGAACGTATCGCCGAGCCCGGTCGTGCGCGCGCTGCGCATGCGCCCGCGCGTGAGGCGGGTATCGCCCCGCAGGTAGTCGTACGCGTTCTTGTTTCGGGCCTCGGGATTCAGCTCCAGGTACACGAGCCGGTCGCGCAGGGACGTCTCCGACGTGCCCATCTCGCCCGAGACGATGATCCCGGCCCACGTGGTGATCTCGGTTAGCTCGGTCGCGTTGTTCGACATGCCGCCCTTGAGGGACTGCTGCCCGTTGTACGCGTCGCGGAGCACCTGCCGGAGCCGCTCCATCGAGTCCACTCGGGCGCCG